GTTTTAATTATGATGTTTCAACAAGAGCTTTTAGACTTAGATAAAGTTATTGGTAGGATATACTATCATATGGACAGATTAGCTAAATAAAAGACTTTCAAAATCAATATTTTTGTTTTATATCTCTATATAGGAAAGTATGGTATGAACCAGGAGGTATAATGTTATTATGAAAACTATGAAAAAAAAAGTAAAAAAGAAACAAGGTTTTAATGCAAGAAAAGATGAATCAATGGGCATGAAAAGTGGAAAAGAATCTTCTAAAAAAATGTCTATGGCTTCAAGAAGAAAAGTAGCTAAAGCTACACGTAAACCAAAAGGTACTTACGGCTTTAAAAAGTAAATGTTAATTAGGGAAGGTTTTAGTAAACAGATGACTACTCCAAAAAAGAAAAAACCAGGACTTTGGGCAAATATAAATGCTCGTAAAAAAGCTGGTACTTCAAGATCAAAAAAGAAATCTACTATTACAGCTAAAGCCTACTCTAATATGAAAGCTGGTTTTCCTAAAAAGAAAAAAAAGAAAAGAGCATAATGGAAGTTGAACTAGATAAAAAGAAATTACAATTCACTAATGACGAAGGTGAAAAAGTTAATGTTGATGTAGATCAAGATCAAACTGAAAAAGATGAAGAAGTTTTTGAAAGTAATCATTATTCTAATTTAGCAGAAGAACTAGATGAAAAAGAAATTTCATTAGTAGGTAAAGATTTAGTAAGAGCTTATGAAGATGATAAAAGCTCTAGAAAAAACTGGGAAGATCAATATTCAAAAGGTTTAAAAATGCTAGGTGTAGTTGTCGAAGATAGACAAGATCCTTTTCCAGGAGCTTCAGGAGTTCATCATCCTTTACTTGCAGAAGCAGCAACTCAATTTCAAGCTAGAGCTATCGCTGAAGTTTTTCCAGCAGGTGGTCCTGTTAAGACACAAGTTATAGGAAAAGTTACAGATAAAAAATTAGAACAATCTCAAAGAGTTCAAGATTTTATGAACTTTCAACTTACATCGGAAATTCCAGATTATTTTAATGAATTAGATCAAATGTTATTTTATTTAGCTCTTGCGGGAAGTGCTTTTAAAAAAGTTTATTTTGATAATACTTTAGATAGAATTTGTTCTAAATTTGTACCAGCAGAAGAATTTGTAATCTCTATGGAGAATACAGATTTAGAAACGGCAGAAAGATATACTCAAGTAATGAAATTAACTAGAAATGATGTTAGAAAATATCAAATATCGGGTGTCTATAAAGATATTCCATTAAATAATGCTGAATCATCTCCAGGAGCTAATGATGGAGATATGGTAGAACAAACTTTACAAAGATTAGAAGGAATGTCTCCTAGTATGGCAGATAAAATTCATACTATATTAGAAGTACATACTAATTTAGATTTAGGTGAAGATAAAGATGAACTAGCTTTACCTTATATAGTTACAATAGATTATGATTCACAAAAAGTTTTATCTATTAGAAGAAATTGGAAAGAAGAAGATTCATTAAGAAGAAAAAGAACTTATTTTATACATTATAAATATCTTCCTGGCTTAGGCTTCTATGGCTTTGGTCTTATTCAAATGATCGGAGGACTACAACATGCTAGTACTGGTGCTCTTAGAGCACTACTTGATTCAGCTGCCTTTGCTAACCTCAATGGAGGCTTTAGAGCTAAAGGAGCAAGAATAGAAGGTGGAGATATTACTGTTTCACCTGGTGAGTGGGTTGAAGTTGAAGCATATGGTGATGATCTTAGAAAAAGTTTTATCCCTCTTCCTTTTAAGGAACCTTCACCGACATTACTTCAATTACTTGGAGTATTAACAGAGTCAGGGAGACGTTTTGCTTCTATCGCAGATGCAATGATTGGTGATTCAGCTGGATCAGGTCCAGTTGGAACTACTATTGCTTTAATAGAACAAGGTTCTAAAGTATATTCAGCTATTCATAAAAGAATTCATCAAGCTCAAGGTAGAGAATTTAAATTAATCTATGAATTAAATGGAGAATATTTAGATGATGAATATTCTTTTGAAGTAATTGGAGAAAATAAAAAGATTAGAAGAAAAGATTTTACTTCTTCTATTAGTGTAGTTCCCGTATCTGATCCTAATATTTTTTCTCAAGCTCAAAGAATAGCTTTAGCTCAAACAGGTTTACAACTAGCACAAGCTTCTCCTGATATTATAAATGTTAAAGAAGCTACAAGAAGATTTTTACAAGCTCTTAATATACCTGACTATATGGACTTAATGATAGAAGATGAAGATACACCTAGACGTGATCCAGTATCAGAGAATATGGCTTTACTTAATGCTAAACCTATTCAAGTATTTGAAGATCAAGATCATGAAGCTCATATACAAGTTCATTCTCAATTTATAAATGATCCTAGATTTGGTGGAAATCCTGAAGCTAAAGAAAGACTTTATCCTGCAATGTTAGCTCATATAGGTCAACACATGGCTTATCTATATCAACAACAAATGCAAGCTTCTGTTCCTGAAGGTAATCCTATTTCTTCTGGAGATTTTAATAGAGAATTAAATGATGAACCATCTAAAGAAATAAGTATTGAAGAAGAAAATAGAATAGCAGCGGCTGCAGCACAAGCTGCTCAACAACTAATGGGAAGTATGCCACCTTCTGAAGAACAACAAAAAGAATCAAGAGAAGATGCTAAAGATCAAGCTCAACTTCAATTAAAAGGCCAAGAACTTGAAATAAGAAAAGCTAGATTTATGCAAGGTGTTAAAGAAAGTGAAAAACAAAATGCCAGAAAAGACACTGAGACAAAAGCTAAAGTAGTAGAGATTGCAAGTAAAGTTGCAAGGGAAGATAAATCGAGAGATTAATGGCAATTAAAGCTGAAGAAATTAGAAAAGCTAAAAAGTTTTTAGAAAATAAAAAAATTTCTATAAAAAAAGTTAAACCTATTTTACTTGCTACAGTTGCTAGAGATTTAGAAGTAAGTTTTTCAAAAATAACAGACACTATAACGAAAGTATTAAATGGAACGCCTTCTTCAAGCGATCAAAAAAAACATTAAAGATCATAAAAGAGATTTATCACAAAATTTATTAAGTAAAGGTGTAGAGAATATATCTGAATTCAAACGTATCTATGGATATGGGCAAGGTTTAGATAAAGCATTTCAAATAATAAATGAAACAGTTGAAAAATATAAAAAAGGAGATATAGAAGATGAATAGTAACGAAGCATGGGCAACAGACGATAGTATACCAACACCAAAAAAAGTACCTCAACCAGTAGGTTATAGAATATTACTTAGACCTCGTGGAGTAGTAGAAAAAACTAAAGGTGGAATAATTTTAACAGATTCTAACAAAGATAGTCAAACTTACTTAAATAGTGTAGGACAAGTAATTGCTATGGGAACAGAATGTTATAGCGATAGAAAAAAACCTTGGTGTAAAGTAGGAGATTGGGTTATTTTTGGTAGATATGCAGGAGCAAGAGTTTCTGTACAAAATGTAAAAATGGTGTTATTAAATGATGATGAGATTATTGCAACTTTGGAAAGTCCAGAAGTAGTAACTCAACAATTATAATATACATTAACAAAAGTTAATGCCAACATAGGAGAAACTATGATAGACGAAAAAGAAAATAAGAATGAAGAATTAGAAGTTACACTTGATGAAATTGATACTGAAAAAGAGATCAATGTTCCTTTAAATCCTTTAGAAAAACTTCAACAACAAGAAGAACCTTCTAAAGATGAAGATAAATCTTTTGAGAACGAAAGACAAATCAAGCTTAATGAAGAATCTAAAAAAGCACCTGCATATTCTGATGATATGCCTTACTCTGTTAAAGTTCGTAAAAGAATACAGAAAGAAGTAGCTAAAAGAGCAGAGGCAGAACAAAGAAATGTTGATTTAGAAGAAAGATTAGCTTCTATGGAAAAGAAAACTTATGATATAGCTAATAAATCATTAGGTAATCAACTTACTAGTGTTTCTACTCAACTTAAATCAGCTATTGAAGAAGGTAATACTGATGAACAAGTAAAACTTTATGAAAGTATGGCAGAAATTCGTAGTCAAATGACTAAAACAGAAGACTATGCTTCACAAGTACCTCAAAAAAGTCAAAAGAGTGAGAGAAAAGCACCACCTTTAGCCTCAGAATGGGTAAAAGAAAATTCAGAATGGTTTAATAAACCTGGTTATAGAAAAGAAACAGCTATGGCTTATGGTATTGATGCTGAATTAACAGAAGAAGGTTGGGATGTGCATGATCCTGGATATTATGATGAGATGAGTTCAAGACTAAAAAAAACTGGTCTTTCTTATTTTAATAAATCAGAAGAAAACACTTCCAAAACTACTGAAAATGTAGTACAAAAAAACAATAGAGTGCAATCTCCCGTAGCAGGAGTTTCTCGTAAAAAAGGAACACCTTCTAATAGAGTTAAACTCACTAGTGATGATTTATCAACAGCTAAAACTTTTGGTATTGATATTAATGATGAAGTGGCACTAAAACGATTTGCTAAAGAAGTAAAAAGCTTTAGCGACACAGGACAATAGAAAGGAGCCTGATAATATGAATAAAGATAATAAAATAAACAATGAAACTAGAGTAGAAAAATCTACAACGGTTTCAAAATGGCGACCGAGTAACTTACTAGAAGCGCCTGAACCAAGACCTGGTTATGCTCAGAGATGGGTAGCAACTATGGTGTTAGGACAGGAAACGCCTACGAATGTAGCTAAACGGTTGAGAGAAGGTTGGCAACCAAGAGACATTAAAACTGTCAAAGATGGTCAACATTTTCCAACGATAGAACATGGCAAATTCACTGGGCATATAGGAATAGAAGGAATGGTACTCTGCGAAATGCCCGAAGAAATGGTTAATCAAAGAAATGATTACTATGCACAAATGACTAATAATTTAATGCAGTCAGTTGAGCAGGACATGAACAGAGCTGAAACACCAGGACAACCTATTCAAAGGTCTTTCAAGTCAAGAGTTAGTTCGGACGGCAGTTAACAAACTAACAAAGGAAACTAAAAATGGCAAACTTAAATGCAGCAAATGGTTTTACACCATTGAGACATTTAACAGGTGGCGTTATTAGAGCCAACGAATATCCGATACTAAGTGGCTTTGCAGCTAACTTAGCATCTGGTGATCTTGTAACATTAGGTGCTAATGGTACATTAATAAGAGGCACAGCGGGCGGAGTAGCTCTCGGTGTTTTTTATGGCGTTGAGTATATAGCGACAGACGGTTCTGTTAAATTTGAAAAAGTTTGGAATACAGGTACAGTAACTAAAGATGCAGTTAATGCTAAAGGTTATGTGTATGATGATCCAAACATTACTTATAAAGTTCAAGTAAACGGTACTATGGTATCAACTGCGGTTGGTGCTTTAGCTAATGTAACTATTGGAACTTTTAATTCAACCTACGGACATTCAACTGATGAATTGGATTTTGCAACTCTTGCAACGACTGCAAAAGTTTTAAGAATCCTAAGATTAATTGATTATCCTAACAATGCACTAGGCGCTGACGCAGATATAGAAGTTGTAATAAACTTATCTCTATATGGAACTCAGAACGCTGGTGTTTAACCTTAACAATAGGAGTTAAAAATGGCTTTAAACAGAGCACTTTTTACCAAACAGCTCAATCTAGGTTTAAACACCGTGTTTGGTATGGAATACGATAGATATCCTGAACAATGGAGATCATTATATTCTACAGAGCAATCAATGAAAGCATTCGAAGAAGATGTACAAATGATCGGATTCGGTGCTGCACCAACTAAAGCTGAAGGTGCCATGATCAATTATGATTCTGGCAGAGAAGGCTTTGTCTCAAGATACGTGCATGAAACTGTCGCTTTAGCTTTTGCAATTACAGAAGAAGCTGAAGAAGATGGCTTGTATGGTTCTCTAGGCGCTAAATACGCAAGAGCACTAGCAAGATCAATGCAACAAACGAAAGAGATCAAAGGTGCAAATATCTTTAATACTGCAACAACTACTTCATTAGGAGGAGACGGCCAAGCTTTACTTGATCCGCTTCACCCTCTTGGCGGTGGTGGTACAGCATCTAACATCCTAGGTACGCCTGCGGATTTATCTGAAACGTCTTTAGAGACACTTTTAGTTCAAATCTCGACTGCTGTAGATGATAGAAGTATACCAGTTGCTTTATCAGGAAGAAAACTTGCAGTTCCACCTCAATTGGTGTTCGTTGCTGAAAGAATTATCAAGTCTAATTTAAGACCTGGTACTGCTGACAACGATATCAATGCAATGAGAAACATGGGTATGATACCTGAAGGTGTAGTAGTAAATCAAAGATTTACTAACCCTGATCAGTATTTTATCCTAACTGATTGTCCAGATGGAATGAAACACTTCGTTAGAGCACCAATCAAAAAAGCTGTTGAAGGTGATTTTGAAACTGGTAACCTAAGATACAAGTGCAGAGAAAGATACAGCTTCGGTTTTACAGACTGGAGAGGTGTATACGGATCTGAAGGCGTAGCATAATAATAAATAATTACTAGGCGTAGCAATACGCCTAGTATTTTTAATACTAACCCAAACGACTGCGAAAGCAGACTATTATAAGGAGATAGACTATGGGAACTACTACATTTTCTGGCCCAATTAAAGCTGGAACAATTAAAGAAACAACTGGAACCGTATTAGGTTCAGATGTAAAAAATACAGGTCAAACTGTAATGTCACAATCAATTATGATTAATGCAGAAGTTGCCGCTGGAACATTTACTCACAACGTAGGTGTAATACCAGAAAACTCACAACTACTTTCAGTTATACTTAGAGTTGGAGTAGTGAGTAATGCTGGTGGCACAGCAACTGTTTCAGTAGGAGTGTTGAGTAAGACAACTCAATTTCTTATTGCAAATACTAATGTTAAAGCTTTAGGAGAAACTACTGCATTAGCTACTGGATCTTTAGATACAGCGGATAGATTTAGTGCTGACAGCCAGATCACAGCAACACTTATATCTGCAGGTGCTACTGCAACTACAGGTCAAATAACTGTTACTTTTACTTATCTTCAAGCAAATAATTTGCGGGACGCTATAGTAATATAATAATTAATTAGAGGGCCTTCGGGCCCTCATTTAAAATATGGAATTTAATTTAGACTTTTTAAAAACTGCTGGTGAAGCTCTTTCTTCTTTTGGTAAAAAAGATGATGATTTAATTAAAGTTAAAGATAAAGAAGTAATTGAATTATCAAAAGATAAAGAAAAAGATGTAGCAACTAAAACTATATTAGAAACAGGTGATGCTACTATAGCAGAAGAAATTAATAAAGAAAAAGAAGGTGTAATTACAACTAAAGATAAGAAAAAAGAATCAGCTTCTGATTTAGAAAAAAAATTAGCTAATATAGAAAAAGTTATAGATAAATTTAGTGGAGGAGGAACTACTACACTTCCTTCAAGTAAAGAACTAGTAAGTAGTTCTAATGATAATATTAATATAAGACCTTTAGATATGGGTCAAGTTCAAGCTAAAGCTAATCAACAAGAGTATTTAAAACCTAGTTCTGTACCTAATGATAGAATTGCTTTACTATATAAAGACTTAGAAAAATATAATTTAATTTAGGAGAAAAAAATGGCAGGATCAGATATAAATGTTGTAAGTAAAAATAAAGCAGCATTATCTAATACAGCTTCAAATGCTCCCACTACCGTTACTCTATTTGGTGGACCGATGAGATTAAAAGGTTTTATTGTTGAACCTTCAACTGCTCCTGGTGTTCTTACTTGGAAAGATGGTGGAACAAATGTATTTGAAATTGAAACAGGTAATGTAGCTGTAGGTGCTTCAACAGTAGCTATAAATTTACCAGCAGATGGTATAAAATTTAAAACAAGTATACAAGTTTCATCAAGTTTAGTAGGTGCTAATGTAGCAACTATAAATGGTGTAACTGCGTTTTTTGCATAATGGAGAAATATGGCTTTATCGGGAACTTCAACTTTTACTTTAACAGTAAATGATGTAATACAAGAAGCTTATGATAGAATAGGTGGTGATCCTATTTTAGGTTATGATGTAAGATCAGCTAGACGTAGTATGAATATTATGTTTAGTGATTGGGCTAATAGAGGTTATAACCAATGGACTGTAGAATATAAAACTTTAGCTATTACTACAGGAACTACAGAATACACTTTAGATTATGATACAGTAGATATCATTAATGCAAACATTCAAATAAGTGATGGAACAGAGTATGCAATGACAGCATTAGGTCTTAATGATTATGCTGCTATTTCAAATAAAACTACTCAAGCTAGACCTACACAATATTATTTACAAAGATTATCTACTCCAGTTCTTAAAATTTATCCAGCTCCAGATACTAATTATACTATTACTTATTATCGTATGAGAAAAATAGAAGATATCACAGCTTCTACTGTTAATGGAGTACAACAAAATATTGATGTGCCCTTTAGAGCTTTCGAGTGTATGTGCGCAGGACTTGCTTATTATCTTTCTAAAAAAAGAACAGGTGTAACTCCTCAAACTCAACAAATATTAAAAGTAGATTATGAAGAATCATATCAAAGATTAGTCGCAGGTGACGATACTCCTTCTACAAGAATTATACCGTCAACAGGCAACAGCTTTTATTCATAATGGCTAGAGTTCCAGCAAGTACTAGACCTCATAGAGCACCTTCAACAAAATTTGCTGGTGGAAAATATGCACAAGCAATATCTGATAGATCAGGTATGGCATTTCCATATCAAGAAATGTTATTCGAATGGACTGGTATGTTTGTTCATACTTCAGAATGGGAACCTAAACAACCTCAATTAGATTTAACTTATTTTACTGATGCACAAACTTTACAAAATGCTAGACCACAAGCTAGTATAAGTGCAACAGAGGCTGCAAGAACTGGTGGAGGATTACCAGGCTCTCAAACAGGCGGTGTTCCTAATCAAGTAACTGCTTTACCTGGATTTGAAAATACATCAGGTCAATCTGTTTATGTTGGAGTTGCAACTATTCCAACTTCTTGGTATACAAACAACACAAATTTGTTACAGGTAAGCTTAGGAAGTGTTACTGTTGTAACATGATAAAAAAAAAAAAATTAAGTGTTATGATCGCAACACCTTGTTATGGCGGCTTACTTACAGAAGCATATTTACATGGAATAATGAGTGTAACTCAATCGGCTGCTAAAAATAATTATACAGTTCATCTAAACACAATGGGAAATGAAAGTTTAATTACTAGAGCTAGAAATACTTTAGTAAGTCAATTTTTAGATGAAGATGATAAAGATTCTAATGCTTTTACTCATTTAATGTTTATTGATGCTGATATTGGATTTAATGGAGAAGCTGTAACAAGAATATTACAATCAGGTTATGATATAGCTTGTGGAGTATATCCTAGAAAATCTATTGATTGGGAAAGTTTACCAAAATTATTTAAAAAAAGTAATAAACACATAGAACAAAGAGTGCTAGGTTATAATTTAAATTTTGCTGATCCTAAAAATATTATAGTAGAAAAAGGTTTTGCTGAAGTAATGGATGCTGCAACTGGATTTATGTGTATTAAAAAAGAAGTTTTTCGCAAAATGATGAAATCTTATCCTAATCTTAAATATACTAGTGATCAAATTATTAATAATAAAAGGTATGGAAGTAAAAATTGTTATGCATTTTTTGACTGTATTATTGATGAAAAAAGTAATAGATATCTATCAGAGGATTATGCTTTTTGTAGATTATGGCAAAAAATAGATGGTAAAATACATTCTGATCTTCGAAGTCCTTTAACGCACTATGGAACTTATCCATTTGCTGGAAATGTTTGGACTAAATTTAAAGTTGACGATAAAGTAAAGGTAGAAAAAAAAGATGGCAATGACATACAGCAGTCTTCAAAATGATATTAAAGTTTGGGCTGAAAATACAGGAACAGATTTTACTGCACAATTAGATACTTTTATTGATAATACTTTTTCTAGTTTATCAAGAGATATAGATCCTATTGGATTCAATGAGAATGTAACTACTACTGCAATAGTAGGAGATAGATTTGTAAATCTTCCTACAGCTATTGAACCTATGTTATTTAATTATTTAACTATAACTGTTGGTACAGAAACAAGTTATTTAGAATTAAAAACTTTAGCTTATTGTCAAGAATATTGGCCTAATGTAGCACTTCAAGGTCAACCTAAATATTTTGCAAATTTTGATGATGATCGAGTATATTTAGCACCTACACCAAATCAAGCTTATGTTCTTAAATTAGGATATCAAGGCAAAATTAATCCTTTATCTAACACTAACACTACTAATTGGTATACTGAAAATATTCCAGATGTTTTATTATATGGCTGTTTAGCCGAAGCAAATCTCTTTACAAAGAACATGGAAGATTATACTATATATCAAAATTTGTATAATACAAGAGTTGCTACCGTTAATAATGAAGCTCGGAGAAGAAGAAGAACCGACTATAAATTTCCTGGTAGTCCTGTTGGTACAAACACATTAACTGGAGGACAATAATATGGCAATAACACAAGCGATAGCTACTGTATTTAAACAAGACTTAATGTCGCCTGGTGGAAACCTTGCAGCACTCACTTTAAAGTGTGCTTTGTATTCAAATGCAGCAACTCTAAATGCATCAACACCTGCATACACGGCAAGTAATGAAGTATCTAGTAGCAATACTAACTATACTACTGGTGGAAACACACTAGCTAATGTAGCAATTTCTGTAGATGGAACTACTGCAATTTTTGATGCTGATAATGTTACATTTCCAAATGCAACAATTTCTGCTCAAGCAGCACTTTTATATAATGCTAATAATGCTAATTCAGCAATTGCAATTTTAGATTTTGGAGGAGTTAAAACTTCCACTAATGGAACTTTTGAATTACAATTTCCTACTGCAAATGCAAGTGCTGGCTTAATAAGAATAGCTTAAGGATTATTTATGACTTTTGTCATTAATGATAGAGTTAAAGAAACCACTACTAGCACAGGCACAGGAACTATAAATCTTGCAGGAGTAGAAAATGGTTTTCAAGGATTTGTAGCAGGCATAGGTACTACAAACTCTACTTATTATACTATTAGTCTTCCCGCAGGAGATTATGAAGTAGGTATAGGAACGGTTACTGATGCTAGTCCAGATACTTTATCTAGAACTACCGTAATATCATCTTCAAATTCTAATAATTTAGTAAATTTTGGTGCAGGAACAAAAGATGTATTTTGTACTATTCCAGCTAAAAGAACTATTTCACCAGTAATGACAGCAACAGGTTATGTTGTAACACATGCTTCAACTTTAGATGAAGATCAAACTTTAGATTCAGGTGTATTAGCAGGACCCGTAACAATAACAGGAACACAAACTATAACAGGAACTTTGGTAGTAATTTAATGAGTAAAATAGAAGTTAATCAAATAGATCCACAATCAGGAACAACGATTACTATTGGTGCGTCTGGCGATACTATAAATTTAGTTGGTACATTACAAGGTAATGGTTCTCCTCTACCAGGAGATATTAGTTCAGTTGTAGCCGGTACAGGTTTATCTGGTGGTGGCACATCTGGTGCAGTAACTTTAAATTCAGATTTATTAGCTAAACAAGCCGGCACAAATTTTACAAATAGTTTATTAGTAGGTACTTCCTCAACAGGAACTTTAAATGATGCTAATTCAAATACTGGTGTTGGTATAGGAGTTTTAGCAGCATTAACATCTGGTGATAGAAACACAGTAGTTGGTTTTCAAGCTGGTAAAGATAATACAACAGGAGGTGAAAATTCTTTTTTTGGTAGACTTGCTGGTTGTGAAAATACTACAGGTGGTGCAAACACAGGAATTGGTTCTGCTTCTATAAATTCAAATACAACAGGCGGGTGTAATACTGCTATTGGTCATAGTGCTTTAGAAACTAATACTACAGCTTCAAATAATGTAGCAGTAGGATATAGAGCTGCTGGTTCAAACACTACAGGTGCGGAAAATACAGCAGTAGGTACATGTGCTTTGTTAGCAAATACAACAGGAGCTAATAATGTTGGTATTGGTGAAAGAGCTATATGTACTAACACAACAGGTAATTGTAATGTATCTGTGGGATATAAGGCTTTAGGAGCTAACACAACAGCATCTCAAAACGTAGCAGTTGGTTCTTGTGCTTTGTTAGCAAACACAACAGGTACATTTAATACTGCTTCTGGTGCTTTTAGTTTAGATGCTAATACGACAGGTGGGTGTAATTCAGGATTTGGTTTTAATACACTTGGTGGTACTACAACAGGTGGTTTAAATACATCAATTGGTGCAAATTCAATGAGATGTAATACAACAGGTGCAAACAATACAGGATTAGGTGCTTGTGCATTATTCTCAAACACAACAGCTGCTAATAATACTGCCGTAGGTTTTGAAGCTCTAAAAGATAATACAGAAGGAACAGTAAACACTGCAATGGGAAGACAATCTTTACAAAATAATACAACAGCTTCAGGCAACACAGCTTATGGACATAATACTCTTAATACAGTTACAACAAGTGGGTGTAATACAGCAGTAGGTGGTAGTGCATTATTTAATAACACAGGTGCTAATAATACAGCAGTAGGTACTTCTGCATTAGTAACTAACACATCAGGTGCTGTAAATACAGCAGTAGGTTCTCAAGCACTTTTTTCTAATACAACAGGTTGTTGTAACGTATCAGTAGGTGGTGATAATATGTATAATAATACTACTGGAATTAGAAACGTATCAATTGGTAAAAATACACTTGAAGCAAACACAACAGCTTCTTGTAATACAGCAGTTGGTTTTTCTGCTATGGCAGCAAACACTACAGGTAATTATGCAGTTGCAATTGGTGCTAATGCTTTAAAAACACAAACAACTCCTTATGGTAATGTTGCTATAGGTGTAGAATCTGGACAAAACACTACAACTGGTGCGCAAAACGTATTTGTAGGAACTGAATCTGGAAAAAAAAATACAACAGGAGCAAACAATGTTTCAATGGGAACAATTGCTTTAGGTTGCAATACAACAGGTAATACTAATGTAGCTTTGGGTTATTTTGCTGGTAGAGTTGTTAATGATGGAGATGGAAACGTAATAGTAGGAGCTTTAGCAGCTTGTACTTTAACAACTGGATGTTATAATACTTACGTTGGTTCAGAAACTAGTCCATCCGCAGTAGGTATTTTATTTGAAAGTGTTGTTGGTAGAAGTGGTACTGGTAAAGGAAGTGGAACTTTCTTTAGTGCATCTTCAGCAAACGGAGTATTTAATACTGCAAATGCTACAGCATGGTCGCAAACTTCTGATAGAAGAATTAAAAAAAATATTGTTAATAACAACACAGGTTTAGATAAAATTAATCAAATACAAGTTAGAGATTTTGAATACAGAACTAAAGCTGAAGTTACAGATTTTGAAAATGTTGATGCAGCTTATGTAGATAAATCTGGAGTTCAAATTGGAGTTATTGCACAAGAAATAGAAACTATATTTCCAGAAATGATTATAACTCAAACTACAGGAGTTAAAACATTTAACCCAGAAAAATTAACTTTTTATTTAATTAATGCTATCAAAGAACTAAAAAAAGAAATAGACTTACTAAAAAATAAATAAAGAAAGAGGATAAAATGTTAAATACTTATGTCGTAGAAGGCGGAGTTGGTAAGTGTACTGCATTTAGTGCATTAATTCCTAAACTAAAAAAAAAATCAGAAGTTCAAATATATACACCTTACATTGGTTGCTTTGCCAGTAACCCAGATGTTAAATTAGTACTAGAGCAAACACTTCCCTTACAAGACCCTAGAATAATGGCATCAGATAATATCTTTTATTGTGAGCCTTACAAATCTAATTTTCAATTTGGCAAACAACATATTATTGAAAGCTACTGTGAACATCATGGTGTTGAATATGATAAGTCAATGACAGGTAAATTATATACAGATCACCATAAAGAATCTGTTAAAGAATGGTTAAAGAAAAATGAAATTGGTAAATATATAATGATTCAATTCTCTGGTGGTCAACCTCAAGCAAATTTTAATGCTAATAACCAATACACAAACATTAATCCAAATAGAAACTATCAACCCTACCTTGCTCAACAAGTCGTTAATATGTTGAGAGAAGAATATAAAGATACAACAATTATCAACTGTGTATTACCTAATGAGCCACATTATATGAATACTATTAGATGTGATTTACATTGGACACAGTTACATGAAATGCTGAAAGATGCGGAAGGCTTTGTATCTATTGATAGTTGCTTACAGCACTTCTCACCATCAGCAAAAAAAGCTGGAGTTGTTGTTTGGGGTTCTACTAGATGGACACAATTTGGTTACGAACATAATAAAAACCTACAGTTTCATATGGGAAATGAGTGGATTGAGGAAAAATTCAACGATAGCGATCCAAGAAATAATATGGTAGAACCTAAATTAATTCTTGATGAATTTAAAAAACTTGATAAAAACAAAATAGTTGCTTGTGCAACAAAATAACAGGAGATAAATATGAGTGAAGAAGTAAAAACAGCAGAAGAAATTTTACAAAATTACACAGCTATGGGTCATAGTGTTTCTTTAATTAATGGTATCATTGCAGGTACTTCAATGGAAGATGAATCAGCAGAAGATAAACAAGGTGCAGTTGATAGAAATGTTGAACACCTAGAGTTAATGGTTGCTAAAGATTATTGGGGTAGCGAAGATATGACAGCAGTTAATTCTTCTATTACTGCTGGTAATTCTTATACAGCTTAAATAATTTAAAAAATACTAAATATTTAAATGGCTAACGTATATAAAAATGCTATGTTTGATCTTACAACGACAAACAGTACAGTTGTATATACTTGTCCAACAAAAAGAACAGCTTTAATTAAAACTATACAAGTAACAAATATTCATAGTGGAGCTAATGAAATAGAAGCATTCACTACAGATGCGTCAAACTCTGGTGCAGTACATGAAATATCTCATATATCTTTAGCATCAAAAACAACTGAAAATTTAGCTAAAGGAATTATAGTTTTAGAATCAGAAGATACTTTAAAATTAAAAGCACAAACTGCTAATGATATAGCAGGAATAGTATGTGTATTAGAATTATTTGACGAAAAAAGTGCTTAATTATATATTGTTTTTAAGTATTTTTTAATGTATTTATGGAATTAGTACAAATACCAATTAAAGAACTTGATAAAGTTTGGGGTATGGTAGAAAAAGATATTAAATCTGCTTTAGCTTATTCAGGTCAACTTAACGATTCAGATTTTGTTTATGAAACTGCTAAAGAAGATAAGTTTCAAATTTGGGTTATCTGGGATAAAAACCAAAAGAAAACAAATGATAAATATTTTGGTGTAGTCGTTACTGAAATAATAAAAAGAAAACATGGTAAAGTCTGTCATGTCTATATTGTAACTGGAAGGCAAATGTCTAAATGGCAACATCTTATAAGTAAGGTTGAAGAATTTGCTAAAGATGAAGGTTGCAAGATGATGGAATTAATTGCTAGACCAGGTTGGCAAAAAGTCTATAATAATCATGGTTATAAAAAAACCCATGTTGTTTTAGAAAAACAAATTAAACAAGAGGAGAATAAAGATGTCAAGTAAAGTTGTAAATTTTTTTAAAAATAAAAAATCTAATAGAGAGCAAATGATTAAAGATGCTAAAAGATCAATAGATGCTTCAAAAGAAGATCTTATTCAAGGTAAAATTGATTATGAGGAAATGCTTAAAAAAGATAGTTTTACTTTAAGTGATTCACCTTATGCAGTTAAATATTTAAAATCATTAAAATAGGAGTATAATATGAGTTTTGGCGGAGGAGATTCAGGAGGAGGTGGAAATCAAACAACACAAGTAACACCTTATGCACCAGCACAACCTGCATTAAATCAAATACTTTCAGAATCTACAAATTTATATGGACAAGGTGCAGGAGCAGCAGGTTATGTAGCTCCATCACAACAAACATTAACTGGTCTTGCAGGACAAGAAGCATTAGGTACAGCAGCACAACAACAAATGGCTGCAACACTTGGTGGACAATATTTAAATCCTTTTCTTTCACCCTTATTACAACAAACTGCTGGAGATATTTATACTAATGTAGCACAACAATTTAGTGGTGCAGGAAGAACACCAGGTTCTCCAATGATGCAAAATCAAGTAACTTCTCAAGTAGCAAATGCTGCACTACCTTTAGCCTTTCAAGAATATGGTCAAGAGAGAGGAAGACAATTAGGTTTAGCAACTCAAATACCTGGTCTAACTCAAACAGGAGCTCAATTAGAAAACATTCAAAGACAACAACAACTTGCACCATATCAAGCATTACAACAATATGCAGGTCTTGTTTCACCAATAGCAAGTGGTTTCCCAGTTCAATCTGCTCAATCTCAAACACAAGCTAATCCATTCTCAACTGCTATGGGTGGTGCTTTATTAGGTGGTTCTTTTGCAAGTAATCCAGGATATGGTGCTTTAATCGGTGGTGGTTTAGGTTACTTAGGAGGACTATTGTAATGGATAAAATAAATAAAATAATTTACGATTTAAAAACAGATATAGATAATAACACTTCTAAATATATTTTAGTTTTGTTTGGTTTATTTATTATTTCAATAATTTTATAAGGAGTTTTAAATGTTACTAGGTAAAGACTTCGTTATGCAAGGTGGTGTAAGAAACTATCTTGGAGAAACTGAAGAAGTTAATAACGCACCTAGATATTGGCAATCCTCTCCTACAAGTCCAAAAACAGAATTATCTTACATTACTGATCTTGAAAAAAAATTACTTCTTGAAGCTAATTTACATGGTTCATTAAAAGATGGAAAACCTAACAAAGGTGCTTCTGGTCTTTTAAGTTTTGATGGTGGTGGTTATGGTTCAGAAAATGCTGGTACAGGTGGTAATGATGGTTTTGGTGGTGGTGGTGATAATAATAACCAAAGTGGTGATGGTGGTAGACCTTCAATGGCAGACATTGCTGGCCCTGTATCAACACCTAGTAGTAATAATAATAATAATGGTGGTGATGGTGGTAGACCTTCAATGGCAGACATTGCTGGCCCTGTATCAACACCTAATACAGCTCCTACTCCAGATGGTAGTAATAGACCAAATATGGCAGAAATGACAGGCCCTTCTCCAACAGTTGACATGTCACATTTAGGAGATCCAGATCCAGAAGTAGATGTACCTACAGCACAAAGACAAGATACTATAACAAGTTTTCAAGACAATTTATCTGCAGATTTTAAATCTAATCCTTTTAAGTATACAGGTTTATTAGGAATATCATTTAATGCACTTACTCAACTTAGTAAAACAAATCAAGCTAGAGCTATGATGGGTTTAGATCCTATTGGTGCAGGAGGTTCAGGTGGAGGTGGTGGAGATGATGGATTTAGAGGAGATGGTGGTGAATCTTTAATAAATCAATTAATTTCAAGAGTTCCTTATTTAGTTGGAGGAAACACTCCTCAAGATTCTATGGTCAATCAATACTTTGCTAATCAACCAACATCAGGTTCAGGGTTAAGTTCTGATTTGCAAACTAGCTATAATAATGCTAAAAATAACATCAGTAGTATATTAGGTACAAATCAACAGTTTGGCTACTCACAAGCACCTTATGGCTCATACAGTAGTACAAATATGGCAGACAACCCTTTCAATATACCATACTTACAACAAAGAGGATTAATATAATGATTGAAGATTTAAAAAGAAGATATGCAAAATTACAAGGTTTATTAAATACACCAATGAATCAAGGTGGTGGAATTTTAGGTAATATACCTCAAGGTGCTTTACTAGGTTCTTCAATATTTAGTCAAGGTATGCAAGGTAAAGATCCTTTTTCTGCATTACTTCCTGCTGTAGCTCAAACAGCTCAAATACAAACATTAATGACTCCTAAAAAAGGAAGATTAATTTCTGCTTATAATCCAGAAACAAAAGAAGTTGTTTATGAATATGAGAGAGATATTAAAGCAAAAGGTTTAACACCAGTACCAAAAGAAATTCAAGGAACTGCTGCTGAAAGAAATTATGCTAGTTATTTAAAAGTTATAGAAGAAGGTGATCCAATGAAAATTAAAATTGCTGCTTCAGTTTTTGGAAAAAAGGGAAAAGATCCAATGACTTTAGAAGAATTTTTAGGAGGTGTTGCAAAAAATTTAGCTAAATCTGAATATACTACTCCTGAAGATATATCAAAAAAACTTCCAGAATTTGAAAAACTTTATAATGAAATTTATAATACTATAGAAACACCCACATCTGTTTCTACTGAAATACCACAAGGTTTTAAAGGAAATATAGAACAATGGAATATTTTAAAACAAAAAAACAAAAAAGCATCTGACCAAGAATTAATAGATTTTTTCAATAAAAAATATGGAGGATAACAAATGGCAACAATTGTTGATCCTTTTGAAAACAAAACACAAATAGTTGATCCATTTGTAAAAAAAGAACCTTTAGAAAATCAATCTAAAATAGAAGATCCTTTTGAAGAAGATATTGGTGTAGGAGAAAATATTTATCGTACAGCAATAGGTGCGGTAAGAGATTTATCTCAAGGAGTTGTAGATTTTTCATCTTGGGTAGAATCTACTTTACCAACCTCAATTCAAGCAGGATTAATTAAAACAGATGAGGATGGGTATCAATTTTTATATGGTGATGAATTTGTTAATGCAAAAGAAAAATTAAAATCTCAAGGAATTAAATCAATAGAACTTCCTAAAATAGAAGAACCTACATATTTTGGTGGAAGTTTTGTTAGAGATTTAACTGGTTTTGTTGTTCCTTTTTCAAGATTAAAAATGATTACTCCAGTATCTAAAATAGGTAAAGGAGCAGAAATAGTTGCAAGAGGAGCTGTTGCTGAAAGACTAGCCTTTTCTCCTTTTGAACAACGACTATCAAATTTAATTGAATCAAACCCAAAACTTGCAAATCCAGTTACAGCATATTTAAAGGCAGATCCAGATGATACAGAGTCAGAGGCAACATTTAAAATGGCATTAGAAGGTTCAATAACTGGTAGTGCTATTGAAGGTATTATTTCTCTTGCTAAAACTGTAAAACCTTTATTTCTTTCAAAAAATAAACCAGAACCTAAAACTAAAACTGGAGAACCCTTTACTGTTAAAGATCAACCAGATTCTGCAAAAGAAAAAACTATTTCAGAAAATTTACAAACTATTTCAGAACCTCTTGATGATGTTAATATTACAAGTGTTGAAGCAGCACCTGGATTATTGGGTA